TCTAAAATAAAGTCAGGGGTATAGGTGCGATAAGATAAGTCTTCCCATTCTATCTTTATGGCTTCATAGGAGAAATTGAACTTATGTTCTTTTAGATAGATAGATAACTTATGTTCTAATCCACTCCTATACCCATGCTTCAAAGCATTACGATATGCTTTATGAGGAGACATCTACAGGAAGGTTCTCCAACCTGTAAACGGACTCCATTCTTTATAAGAAGAGCTAGTATTATAGGTATAACCCAATGCTTTTAACTCTTCCTTAACTGCTTCGTCTGCTAATTTCTTAGCTTCCATAGCATCCTTTAAACCTTTCGTTCTCATTTCACGATAGGCTTTTTTAGCTTCGGCTAACTCTTTTTCCATATTCTCAATGTTAGCTTGTAGCTCTTCAAGTTTTTTCTCTGACATTATTTTGCTCCTTTCAGTTTAACATATTGAACCATCTTGGGTTCTTTTGCTTGAGACATTTGTGCAGGTAACTCTTGTAAACTTTCCCAACACGATTGTCTAAAACTACAAAACGTACAGTTCTTATTCAGAACTAAATTACCTGTTTCCTTTCCTCTGAATACTTCAGGTTCAGGTTCAAAGCAACGTTTAAATACATTATTGTTTACAGTATCAACAGTATTTTTTATCTTAGTTAATTCTTCACTAATGTCAATACCATCTGCAGATACATATTTAAACTTACCATTTGCTTTATTGACAACCCACCAACCACCTGCTTTCTTACCTGATGCTTTAGCATATCCTGCTAACTGTCCTATATAACCAAAGCTATCACCATTCTTCAAAGAATCAAATGATTCAAACTTGTATTTATAAGACCAATCAGATGCAGATTTGATATCATCCACAGAGTCATTGATAACAATATCATATGTACCTGTTACAACTGTGTCAGAAACATTCAAGCCTACATTCGCAGAGTTCTCATATTTAGCACCTGCTTCTTTGAGCAACCCCTTGAAAATTGCTTCCACAATGTCTCCAAGCAACATGTTCATTACGAAGTTATTACCTCTTGGTAATGCCTTCTCAGGATGATTCTTTTCAAACCACAGTTGGCAGGTGGGTCTGCCTATATTAGACATTCTCAGTCTAAACTTTTTGTCTCTCTTTTTGCCAAACTGTTTCTGCATAGCATCTTTGATGTCTCCACAAACTTGGTCTATGGTTTCATCAGATATTGTAGACTTGCCATTAGAGGCATCGTCTAGATACTTATGCAGTAACAGTTCAACTGCGTGACTAAGATTTGGAGTCATCTTCTAGTTCAACATCTATAAACTGCTCAACAGTTTTTATCTCATCTTCAGAGACTTCATCCTGTTTCTGTGCAACGCTATCATCCCACTTTCTAAGGATGTTATCATTGTGAGCTTTGACCCAATCTAAGAAATCACCAAATGTCTTATGGTCTTCCTCAGATATCTCTAGCTTATTAGTATAGTCAACCTTTAACGTAGGTTTATAATACTTCTCTCCTGTTGCACTAGTGAAATAGACTTCAGAACCATCTAATACAATCTCATGTTGTAAAGGTAATCTCTCCATTCGTGAGAACTTAGAGAATATATCCCCTACATCTTTATAGATTGAATTAGCTTTTATCTCCCATATAACAGGGAATGCAGGTAAGTCTTCCTGTACTTCCTTGCCATCTATTAGTTTTACAGGTTTCTCTAACTCCAATGTACCAAAGACAACTCTGTGTCTTTTTACATCTTTGATAACACTCTTCACTGACTCAGGTAGTGCTTGAAAGTCTTTGATAAAACCTGTTGGCTTACCACAGTTAAATGTACCAAAGTCATCTTTCAAATCTATATTTAGATTATCTGCCATAATAGTATTAGAATACTTATTAATGTCTTGAAAGTATCTCTTGTACATAAACCTTTGTAAAAAGGGTCTGAATTTTGCTTTAGTAGAAAAATAATGTACATTAACATCTCCTACCTTTTCAAGCATAATACTCCCTGCTTTTACTAAAACGTTTTCCTCTCCTAGTATAGGCTTATTTTGCATCTTCAAGCGATTGAGAACATTAATTTTTCTTTCTCCACCACTAACAGGCAAACCCATTGCCTTTGCCATAGAGGCATAACTTTCAGTATTTATTGTTACTACTTCATTCATTAGTATTTACTCCTTTCAAAAGATTATTAGTTATATCATGCAATGTCTTTTGTGTCAAGCCAATTATCACCTATTTTTGACTCTAACAAAAGAGGAACATTAAAATCAATACCAAACTGTGTATTCACAATATTGGTTATGTCCTGATTAATAGTTTTAAGAATAAACACAACCTTGTTTATCTCATCAGGATGAACATCTATTACAATAGAATCATGTACTGTGTTAACAATACAAGACTGTAACAACTTCAGTCTCTCTTCTATGTGGATAAGAATTAGTGGAACAATATCTGCAGTTGCAAAACTCTGCACAGGATAGTTTTTTATCTGTGTAAAGTGTGATACTGCACCACTTCTTCTTCTTTCTACATCAGGAAAAGCAAATTGTCTACCTGATGGTGTTGTTATACTACCTTTTTCTAGAGCTTCTTTAGCCAATCTGGAATGCCAAAGTGCGATGCCTTTGTACTTTTTTGTGAACGCTTGGTAGTAACTTGCTTCTGCTTCCGTTCTGCCAAACCCAGTCGCACCATATAACGGAGCAAAGGTATGTGCTTTAGCTTCTTGTCTAGTTGTACTCTGACCCGAAGCTGAAATAACTGAAGCCGTATAAGAGTGAACGTCAAAGCCTGTTTTAACTTCATCAATAGCTACCTCATCTTGTGATAAATAGGCTGCAGTTCTAAACTCTAACTGTGCAAAGTCTGCTTCTAGAATCTTGCCACCTTTCCAACGTGAAACAAATACTTTCTTTACAGGAAACGTACCACCTCTAGGCATGTTCTGCATATTAGGGTCTGCTCCACTAAATCTGCCTGTTGCAGTTCTATGTTGTAGTAGTCTGACATGTAACATGCCATCCTCTTTTACATAAGTATTAATACCATCAACAAAGGATGATAAATAAGTATCTAATGCAGACAACCTTTGTAAGTCTGTTAGAAAGTTTAATGCGTCTGTCATTTCATTTCTTCTAGCTACAGTTCTAAGTGTATCAAGATATACTTTATTTATTGTAAATCCATTTGCACTTACCCATTTAGCAGTAGGTGCAGAGAACTTTAGTCCTGCAATCTTTTTGTTAGGTATAAACAAATATCCTTGTGTATTACAGGTAGAACATCTGCTAGGTTTAGCAAAAGGTGTGCCATCTTTCTTTGTCTTTCTGTAGTATCCCTCTCCATTGCAATCACGACATTTGACTGCATCTGTTTTATAAACAATGTCAGAGTGTTGATGTACTAAATCTTGGTACTCATCCTTTTCCATATAAGGTGAAAAGTTATTTGCCCACAAAGACTTATCTTTAGGTTTTCTACTATAGATAACCCAAGACATTTGTTCAGGACTGTTGAGATTAATAGGTGTATCACCCATAAGTTCATACACTTGTTTCTTCATTCTCTTTTCAATGTCCATCTTTTCTTTCTCAAACTCTGTTCTCACTTCGTTTAGTTTAGATTTATCAACCTTGAATCCATTCTTGTAAATACGAGCAAGTGTTACACATACTTTGTTTGTGAGGATAACAGATTCCATAAGACTACCACACTCTGTACTATTTAATTTAGCATATAGTCTGTCTGACAACTCTTGTGTTGCTTTCAAGTCTGCAGATAAATAGTCTGCTAACTCTGCTCTTGGTATATCATCTACACCTTTACCCTCTGCAAAATATCTTTTCAATGTATCTTGCTTCTTAGTGTCCAACTCATATCTCTCTGCACATGCTTCAAGAGATAGAGGTTGTTTAATACCTTTTTGTATTATGTATTCTGCTAACATAGTGTCAAAGACTGCACCATCATATTTAAAACCACACTCCCATAGCCACATTAAATCATATCCAATATTGTGTCCTATGAGTATTGTAGCTTTGTCTAGCATGTCTTGAATACCAAATACTTCATTATCCATATTGTAGAGATATTGATTACCTTTATCATCTAACATACCTATCATTACCAATTTATTTGTAGGCTCAAATGGGTCAAGGTGCATCTTGCCATCTCTTTTAGTTACTGTATTTTCTACGTCAATCGTTAGTTTCATTTATTATTTCCTTATGTTTCTTTAAGTATATAACTGCTCTTTC